TACCGAGATCAATGATCGCATACTCACACAGGCCGATGTTGAAGTGCCACTCAGCGGATATGATGTGACCAAATTCTATGTTCTTCCCACAGAGAATTCACAACCAGGCAATCCAACCACACTCACTGCGGATGGCAGTACCACTGTGGATGGCACACAAAGCGGCATGGCTGTCACTCCCAAGGGCCCCGGCTACACAGTGGGTTATCTCACTGGCCAAGGTGTGGCACCAAATGGCTTGCCTGTCACGCCCGGTGTGAGCTTTCCCCTCAACCCAGTACAGGGAGATTATGCATTGAGATTAGATTATCAGCCCAATCGACTGTTCCGTTACGATGGCAAACGCTGGATCAAGATCGAAGACAGTGTTCGCACCAATCTCAACAACGGTGTGACCAACGATACTTTGCGCAGTACCTTTGTTAATAATACATACACTGTGAATACCACAGACATGGGCAACATACCCAGTCGCCAGAGTCTCAGTGAGATACTTAAACCCAGGGCAGATAACGGTGATCAAGGCGGTAATTTACCACCAACCCCATACCCAAGAACACAACCAGGACAGAAGTCCAGCTAACACATGCAACAATTTTTTTACGACGAACAGATACGCAGGTTCTTGCTGCAATTTACCAGGATAGTATCTAACTTCCAAGTACAGTATGGCCGCGATGGCGAACAACCTGCGCTGCTGCGTGTGCCTGTGAGATATGGCGATGCCAGCAGAAATGCACAGACTATCCTGCAGGAAAATTCTGCTGGCAGCATGCCCAGCACTCCACTGATGACTTTTTATGTTTCGGCCCTGACATATGATCGCCCCAGGATGCAGGAACCATATCACGTGAATACTGTGAGTGTGCGCCAGCGCACCTACGACAGTGCCACAGACAGTTACGAAACCACACAAGGCAATGCATTCACTATCGAACGCCTGATGCCTGTGCCTTATAAATTGGGTATCACGTTAGATATCTGGACTAGCAACACCAACCACAAATTCCAACTGCTGGAACAGATCCTGACCTTGTTCAATCCCAGCTTAGAGATACAGAGCACTGACAACTATCTTGATTGGACCAGTCTCAGTGTGGTAGAACTGGACGATTGTGTATGGACATCTAGAACAATTCCGCAAGGCACAGAAAATCCCATTGACATAGCCACACTGAAATTTGGATTGCCTATCTGGATTTCATCACCGGCCAAGGTCAAGAAACTGGGCGTGGTGGAGCGTGTGATCGCCAGCATGTACGATGCACAAGGAGACCTAAACAATGCTATATATCAAAACGACTTGTTGTTGGGCACTAGACAAGTGATCACTCCTTACAATTGGGCTGTGGTGTTGATCAACAACAAACTGCAATGTTTGCAACAACAAGAAACCGCAGAAGAACCGTCAAATGATTCATTAACTCCGCCAACCATCGTGGCCGACAGCAATCTGTTGTGGCCAGGAGTGATTGGTGTATATGGTACTCTGCGTCCGGGTATCAGTCAAGTGAGACTGGTACAGCCCGACGAAACTGAAGTGATAGGAACTGTGGTTTTAGATCCCAATGATGACAGATTCTTGCTGTTTGATGTGGATATCGATACTGTGCCCGGCAACACATTGGAACCGATTGATGCTATCATCAATCCTTTAACCTACGCTCCTAATCCGGATGATTCAAATTTTCAAGGTGTAAGATATCTATTAACTGAGGCAACCGGTAATATTGACAATGATTATCCTGCTGAAGGATGGTTGGGGGCCAACGGACGTGGCTTAGTTGCCAATGCCAATGACATCATTGAATACAGCGACAACTATTGGCACGTGGTGTTTAATTCAGCTGTTACCACAGAAATACAATATGTGACCAATATCACAACCAGCATGCAATACGAGTGGGACGGACAGCAATGGATCAAAAGTTATCAAGGTGTGTATCCCGGTGGCGCATGGAGTCTGGTACTTTGAAAGCCGTTGGAGTTTGGTTCCGCAGTCATGCCACTGGAAGATACCTTTATCTGATGAGATCTGATGCCAAGCATCCTGGCGCATGGGGACTTCCTGGCGGCAAAGTTGAAACTGGTGAAACCTTGCTGGGTGGCATGGAACGCGAGTGTGTGGAAGAATTGGGCAGCATGCCCGATTATCTGCGATTGATCCCATTAGAAAAATTCACATCCACGGACAATGCATTTGAATATCATACCTGGGTATGCATAGTTGATCGAGAGTTTGTGCCTGTGCTGAATCACGAACACCTGGGGTATGCATGGTTGGACGGCGGACATTGGCCCAAGCCCATGCATCCGGGCTTGTGGAGCACAGTGAATCTCGAAGCTGTGCAACAAAAAATTGAAGCAGTTGAACGCAGTTTTCAACCTGCGAACTAACCGTTACAATCTTCCAACTAATATTTCAATAACGCCGACATCGCCGTTGTGATCCTGCACAGCTTTACCAATCATGGATCCTGGCACTGGATTGGATTCTGATCTAGCGGCACCGTTGCCGGCACTGACCATCATGTCTCCGCGACGCACTGTACCAACCACGCTGCATGGCACACGACCTATCAGCGCCACTGCGGTAGGGTGATCGGCCTGTAACTCACTGTTCATCAGGTGTGCTGGATCTGTGGATACCACACCAATTATTCTGGTGCTCATGTCACTATCGCTTAGAGTAATTTCTTCCGGTCCGCCAAACTCAAGCACTGTTCCGGGTGTGTAATACGCATCAGCTGCATACATCTCAGCCAAGTCAGCGTATTGTGCTGTGGTTGCCTTGGCAAATACTGTGTTGAATGTTGCACCGCTAGCACCAATGTTGCCTGTACCGCTTGTAGCAGCATTGGTGATCGCTGTGGTTGCATTGTTAATTGTCAATCCGGTCAGCGTGCCTACACTGGTGATATTGCCTTGTGCTGCTGTGGTCACTGTGCCTGCTGTGGTTGCACTGCCTGCTGAACCAGATACACTACCATTTATAGTTGCTGATACAGTCAAGCCAGTCAATGTACCCACACTGGTGATGTTGGTCTGTGCAGCAGTGGTCAGCGTACCCACAATGCTGGTACCTGACAGATTGCCAGCAGTAATGTTGCCAGTCACTGCCAGACTGGTCAATGTGCCAACGCTGGTGATATTGCCCTGTGCTGCACCACTCACTGTGGCAGCATAACTTGAAGTAGGAATACTCAATGTGCCGGTTACATTAGCGCCAGGAATTGCTGAAAGACCTGCACCCGACCCGTTGAACTGTGATCCCGTCACCGCGCCGGTGGCTGAAATCAATCCACCTGTAAGCAAGTTGCCACTGGTGGTATTGCCTGTTACTGCCAAACTGGTCAGTGTACCCAAGCTGGTAATATTGCCTTGTGCTGCTGTGGTAACCGTACCTGCTGTGGTGGCTGATGTGGCTGATGGAACTGTACCTGTTACGTTGGCACCTGGGATACTAGTGAGGCCAGCACCTGAGCCGTTGAACTGTGATCCAGTAACGGTGCTGGTCACTGATACTGTGGTACCTGTGTGTGTGGTAGCATTTACGTTGGCGCCACCTAATACATTGCCACCTGAGATGTTGCCTGTCACAGCCAAACTGCCCAGTGTGCCCACTGAGGTGATATTGGTTTGTGCAGCAGTGGTCAATGTGCCCACAATGCTGGTGCCTGACAGATTGCCACTGGTTATGTTGCCAGTAACTGCCAAACTGGTCAATGTGCCCACACTAGTGATATTGGTCTGTGCTGCGGTGGTCAATGTACCAACGATACTGGTGCCACTCAAGTTGCCACTGGTAATGTTACCCGTCACTGCTAAACTACCCAGTGTGCCAACCGAAGTGATGTTGGTCTGTGCAGCAGTGGTCAGCGTACCTACTATACTAGTGCCACTCAAGTTGCCACTGGTTATGTTTCCTGTCACTGCCAAACTAGTTAGGGTACCAACTGAAGTGATGTTGCCTTGTGCCGCACCACTCACAGTGGCAGCATAACCAGATGTATTCACGCTCAACGTACCAGTTACATTGGCAGCAGGTATTGAAGTTAGTCCAGCACCTGAGCCGTTGAATTGGGAACCTGTAACAGTACTGGTCGCTGATATCAATCCACCGGTCAATATATTTCCACCGGTCACGTTGGCACTTACCGACACAGTGGTACCTGTGTGAGTGGTGGCATTCACGTTGGCACCACCTAGCACATTGCCACCACTGATATTGCCAGTCACATTTAGACTACCAAGGGTACCCACTGAGGTGATGTTGGTTTGTGCTGCGGTAAGCAAGGTGCCCACTATGCTGGTACCCGACAGGTTGCCACCAGTGATATTACCAGTTACATTTAGACTGCCTAACGTGCCAACCGAGGTGATGTTGGTCTGTGCTGCTGTGGTCAGTGTACCCACAATGCTGGTACCACTTAGATTACCGCCACTGATATTACCAGTCACATTCAGACTACCAAGGGTGCCCACACTAGTGATATTGGTCTGTGCTGCTGTGGTCAATGTGCCCACAATGCTGGTACCTGACAGATTGCCACCACTGATGTTGCCAGTTACATTCAAACTGGTCAGTGTGCCCACACTGGTGATGTTGGCCTGTGCTGCACCACTCACAGTGGCAGCATAGCCAGATGTATTAACACTCAAAGTGCCAGTTACGTTGGCAGCAGGAATTGAAGTTAGGCCTGCGCCGGATCCATTGAATTGGCTTGCAGTAACAGCACCAGTCGACGATATCAATCCCCCTGTCAATAAATTACCACTTGTGGTATTGCCTGTCACTGCCAGGCTACCTAGTGTGCCTACTGACGTAATATTGGTTTGTGCTGCTGTGGTCAAGGTACCTACAATGCTGGTACCTGACAGATTGCCACCCGTGATATTGCCGGTAGCCGATATCACACCGGCTGTGCGCAAATTGCCACTATCAATATTGCCAGTCACCGAGACTGTGGCGCCTGTGTGAGTGGTGGCATTCACGTTGGCACCACCTAAAATGTTGCCGCCTTGGA